TAAAAAATTCTTTGCCGCAAATCAAGGCTTTCACCATGCAACTTCCGGAGAAATGGTATGAAAGAACGGCATGATATGCCCGCAAACGCCCCAAAAGCGGGTGTCTGGAGCGAAACTGCGGATTTCTCGGAAAACTTTCACAAAAGATGTCGCTTTTCTTTGGCAGATGTGCTATACTAACAATATCTATCAACCATTTGTGAAACAGCAGGGAGGAGAACATTCATGCAGCATGAAACCGTGATCGTGCTGGACTTTGGCGGCCAGTACAATCAGCTGATCGCGCGCCGTGTCCGCGAGAACAATGTCTACTGTGAAATCTATTCCTATAAGACCGACCTTGCCACCATCAAGGCCAAGAATCCCAAGGGCATCATCCTTACGGGCGGACCCAACAGCGTGTATCTGGAGGATTCACCCACCATCGACCCCGAGATCTTCTCCTGGGGCGTGCCGGTGCTGGGAATCTGCTACGGCAGCCAGCTCATGATGCATCTGCTGGGCGGCCATGTCTGCCGCGCTCCGGAGCGTGAGTACGGCAAGACGGAAGTCTTTGTAGACAACAGCAGCAAGATGTTTGCGGACGTGCAGCCTTCCACCATCTGCTGGATGAGCCACAACGACTACATTGAGCAGGCAGCTCCGGACTTCAAGGTCACGGCGCACACCGTCAACTGCCCGGTGGCAGCTGCGGAAAACGAGGCCAAGGGCCTGTATGCTGTCCAGTTCCACCCGGAGGTGCTCCACACCGCTGAGGGCAAGAAGATGCTCCGCAACTTTGTGTACAATGTCTGCGGCTGCGTCGGCGACTGGAAGATGGACTCTTTTGTGGAGCACAATGTGCAGGCTCTGCGGGAGAAGATCGGCAGCGGAAAAGTGCTCTGCGCCCTGTCCGGCGGTGTCGATTCCTCCGTGCTGGCTGCTATGCTGGCCAAGGCCATCGGCAAGCAGCTGACCTGCGTCTTTGTGGACCACGGCCTGCTGCGCAAGAACGAGAAAGAGGAAGTCTGTGCCGTCTTTGGCCCGGGCAATGCCAACGGCTTTGATATCAACTTCATCTGCGTGGATGCCCGCGAGCGCTACTTCAGCAAGCTGGCAGGCGTCACCGAGCCGGAGCGCAAGCGGAAGATCATCGGCGAGGAGTTCATCCGTGTGTTTGAGGAAGAGGCCAAGAAGATCGGTAAGGTAGATTTCCTGGCACAGGGCACCATCTACCCGGATGTGGTCGAGAGCGGCCTGGGCGGCGAGTCTGCCGTCATCAAGAGCCACCACAACGTTGGCGGCCTGCCCGACACCGTGGACTTCAAGGAGCTGGTGGAGCCCCTGCGCAACCTGTTCAAGGACGAAGTCCGTCAGGTTGGCCGTGAGCTGGGCCTGCCCGAGTATCTGGTGAGCCGTCAGCCGTTCCCCGGCCCCGGCCTGGGCATCCGCATCATCGGCGAAGTGACCCCCGAAAAGGTTGCCATCGTGCAGGATGCCGACGCCATCTGGCGCGAGGAAATCGCCAAGGCCGGCCTCGACAAGGAAATCAATCAGTATTACGCAGCTCTGACCAACATGCGCAGCGTGGGCGTCATGGGGGATGAACGCACCTATGATTACGCCGTGGCCCTGCGCGCTGTCACTACCACCGATTTCATGACCGCTGAGAGCTATAACATGCCCTGGGACGTCTTGGGTACTGTCACCAGCCGCATCGTCAATGAAGTCAAGCATGTCAACCGCGTCTTCTACGATTGCACCGGTAAACCGCCGGCAACGATCGAGCTCGAATAATGGAATATGAGAAAATGAAACGTGCCTACGAATGAAAAATGATGAATTTCGGAAGAATGACATCACTTTGACATCACCTGCGGCAAAAAACACCTGCTGGACGCGCCGGGAAATGGTAGTACGGTTTATTATCGAAGAATAATTTGAAAGCCCCGGAAAGCAACGAGAAATCGAAACTTTTCGGGGCTTTTGTGACATCATGACATCACAAAACAGACCGTGACATCACCTATTTTCGGCCTAGCCGAGTGACATCAAATCAGAGTCATCGTTGTTAGAAGTGGGGGAGCCGATGGCCTCCAGCTTCGACACAAGCTCCTGCTGCTTGTTAGGGTACAAATGGGCATAGGTCCGCATGACGACGGGAACAGTATCGCCGATTCGCTTGGCTACCAGAACAATAGAGTACCCAAGTTCGATACAGAGAGAAACGTGGCTGTGCCGAAGATCATGGACGCGAATGTCTGGCAGATAGGTTAGCTGGGTGCAGCGGGTCAGTTCCTTGTTGAGCGCTGTGCACGTCATGTAGAATACGCGGTCGTCCGGGGTCAGCCCGTAGAGCCGGGAACAGTAGGTGCGGAATTCTTCGGCCAACCAATGCGGAATAGGCACATTGCGGTTTCCGCCTTTCTTGCTGTTCTTAGTGGGGCCGAAGATGTCCTGCCCCTTTTTTCTGTGGTAGGTCTTGTAGATGCGCAACTGGTCATCATCGGTCAGGTCTTTGGGCAACAGCGCCAGCATCTCGCCCTCGCGGCATCCCGTCCAGAACAGAATATCAAATGCCAGAAGATAGGCCTCGTTGCGGAATTCTTTCCGCAAAAGCTCGTACTGGTCTTTCGTGATGATAAGCATTTCTCCGGCGACAGAGGAACCCATGTAGCCAGCAGCATCGCACGGATTGAAACGCAGGCCGTAGAATGTCTGGGCATAATTAAAGAGGGCGGTCAACTGTGCGTGGATGGTGTAGAGATATGTTTCCGAATATGGGAGGCCAGTGGCTTCGCCCATCTCTTTTACTCGCTGTTGCCAATCTCGAATATCAAGAGCGGTGATCTCATTCATTTTCCGGTTTCCGAGAAGCGGAACGATTTTGGTGTCAAAAACATTTCGCTTGGTGTCCATTGTGGTGTCGCGGACATGGTGCTCCCGGTCATTGAAGTACAGCTCCACAAAGCTGGCAAGAGTCATGTCACAGCTCTTGGCTTTTTGCAAATGGAATTCGCGCTCCCACTCTTGCGCTTCACGTTTGGTTTTGAAGCCGCGCTTACGCTTCTGCTTTCGTTTCCCGGTGAAATCAGCGTAGCGAAACTGGCAGTACCATGTGCCTGTTTTTTCGTCCTTATAGCAGGGCATTAGAATATACCTCCTGACGTGTTTAGAAATCCCCGACCATTTTTATAATGGTCGGGGTCTTTTTTTATTGGGGGAGAATAGATTTGAATTGCTCAACATTGTCTGCATTGCTGAGCAAGAAAAGAACATCCAACCCGGTATCGGAACTAATTCGCAACTTTCCAAATTCACAAATAAGACAAGGCATATTGTGTTTATAGCGCCTGTCTGGAGAGCCATCAGAATTTACATTGAGCCATGTGTTGCCGACTACTTTACTATCCGCAGGCAGATGCGCTTCATCGGTGACATAGTTAGTAGAATCAACTTCAAATGACACTTCAGCAATATCGTAGGCACTAATATTTTTGTTGTGAATATAGAATATCTTGTCAGGAAAAATATAGAACGATTCTCGCTGATTTAATGCCACGGAGAATACGGGAACATTTGTCCGAAGATAGTAGGGAAGATTAGGCATTCCGAGTACCTTTTCCTCAGAAATGGTTTTCTCTGCGCCGCCATGCTCTCTTGCGTTACTATTGGTATATGTTTCAGGCACATAGTAAACGGTATCGCAAGCAAATAATTTTCGCCATGCAGTGTACCATTCTTCATAGGCCGCGCGCTGTTCGTCGGTGAAATCATATTCCAACTTTACAGGTGCGACGTAATGAACATAGAAAAATACGGCAAAAGAAAAAATGGTAAGGAAGAATCGTTGGGGAGTGTGAAGAACAATAAAAGCGAGTAAACCAATGGAGCCAATTATGAGAGAGGCTTTACTGAGAAAACGTGTTCGACGAATCTTCTTCATAAGGGCCTTGAAATCAGAATCTTTATAGTTCTCACGGTCAACAGACTGAATAACTTCGGTATCAATATAAGGGGATTCTTTTGCTGTGTTTCGTCGTGCAGATTTATGCAGGGATTCCTCTGTCGAGTAACTCAATCCGGTTCCGGGGATGGACGCTGTTTGTCTGATTTTTCCGTTGGCCATTTTGGTGATTCGGTATCCCGGAACGCCCCATGAATACCCAATTCCGCTTCCTGAAATATTGATGCGGAAGCCGCCGCCAAGACGAATACTTTTTCTGTATCTGAATCCCATAACCTCACAACCCTTTCTGTTATTTATTCACGGATTTCGGTAGATGGCTGGAATCTGTCTGTAAGCTGTCTTACTCTTTCCAATGGTGCGCTTGCGCCGGGAAGGAGTGATAAGATGCCTGCGTCGGATGAGCGCTCCAGACATGGAAATGTGCTTGATGAAGTTCTTCGGGAAGAAATCAAGGATTTAACCCCGGAACAGGTCAAGCAGGTGCTTGAGTACATCGAAACGCTGAAACAGCAGTAACGAGCACCAATGGCGCGGACAGGCCCTCTTTGGGAGCCTGTCCTTTTGCTATTCGCGCAGGAATTTGACGAAACGGACGTACTCTATTACCTTGCGCATTTCATCATCTGTCAGATCGTGCGTGGAGTCCATGAGCCGCCTCTGCAAAGCGGAAAGATTCGACTCCGGGAAATCTACCTCTCCCCGGAGATAGGCTTCAGACACGCCATAGCGGGCGGCAATAGTGGCGATGTCTGAAGCGGTAGGAACAGATTTTCCCGCTTGCCAGCTTGCCACAAGGGTTCTACTTTTCCCGCATAGGCGCGACATAAAAGCGCCCGATGAACCGTAATGTTCCATCAAATCGACAATGCGTTGGACAGTAATCGTCATCCTTTTTACCAGCTTTCTTTCTGAAATCTTGTGTAATACGCTGAAATCCAACACTTGTTAGATTTGCGGTCTTGTCGTCTAACAGGTGTTGGATTATTATATAATCACAGTCAAACATTTGTTGGACTGCATGAACAACAACGGAGGTCGAAAAAATATGAAAATGGTAACGTACAAAGTACTTAGCAAAGCAATGCGAGAGCTGACAGGGCAAGTCGCAGAGCTGGATGAAGCCATTGAAATCCGCTTGGTGTTTGGCGAAAAAGTTAAAATCACCATTTCGATGGACTGGGCAACAATGGATGCAGCGCGGGCCGCAGAACTCGCTGAGCATCTGGCAAAGGCAGCGGAGCTCGTGAACAATTTCAAGTACGCTGGCTATACGATTGTTAGATAAGGGGGATGGCCATGAAGTATTCAGACATCAACAAGATGTTCACGACAGAGGTGAACAAGTACTTGGCGCAGGGATATCGCTTCAACACCGCAAGCATGAATGGGAGCCAAGGTGAACTGGCCAAGGTCGATTTGACCAACGGAACTGAGATCATCCGCATTGTGGCCCGCACTTTTTCCAAGGAGTGGGATAAGCAGGGCGTTGAGCTGTTCGTTGGCCGCGTAGCCGAGAAAGAGGGCATTCGGCCAGATGTGGCCTATTGCGTCAACACGATTTGGAACGGACGCTTGGAACAAGTCAGCAGCCAGCGGTTCTACGAGGTGAACGGCTACGGAGATCCCGACAAGTTCTATGGGACGGAAGCGGACGCCGAAGCGGTCAGCAAAGTCCGTATGAGCCGCTATGCGCAGAGGCCGAGCCGCAAGGCTGAGGACATGACCAACGCTGAAACCATCAAAATTGCGGTGCGGTTCATTCGCCGGAAGCTTGGCATCAAGAACGTGGACAAGAAGCGCATTGAAGTGTTCCGCACGCCTGACCATCGGCACATCATCAATTATCGCGGCAAAGCATATCAGCTCAACAACAAGGAGGTTTGACTATGTATTGCAACAAGTTTTTCAGAACCGAAGAGGAGGCCAAGGCTTTCAAGAAGTCTCACGGCGGGGCGCTGTACAAGAACATCAAGGGAAGTCACACCCGGCAAGCGTACCGGGTAGAAGCGATGATGGCCGTGCAGGGCGGCTGGCTCCGCAGCACAGAGACGGATACGTACCCGTTCTGCGTTGCATGGAATGGCAAGCCGCTGTCGGCAGGAAAGGAGATTTAAGCCATGAAAGCATTAAAAATTGAGCCGGGAAAGGCCCCGGAACGCATTGACATTGACAACGAACTTGAAGCACTGCAAGACGCTGTGGGCGGCTACATTCAGGTGCTCTACCCGGACCCGCACCGCCCGGTGGGCCTGATCTGCAACGAAGAGGGCAAGTGCATGGGCCTCAAGCCGAACCGAGCCCTGTACAGGGGCGGCAAGCCTTACGACGTCATTGTTGGCACATTCCTCGTGGTTGGAGTCGATGAAGAGGACTTCACGGATCTGCGGGAAGAAGATGCGGCATATTTTGAGAAGCTGTTCCATTCGCCGGAGAAGTTTAAGTACTTCGCAGGGCGGCTGGTCATCTCCAAGGTGGTTTCTGGCGGGGCTTGATGGCCCCGCTTTTTTCGAGAAGCATGCAAAAACAAACAAAACAACCAAATGCTTGATTTGATAAGCAAAACAAACAAAACAAGCTGTTAATGTAAATGTTAATGTTAATGATTATGTATGAAGACTATCGTCTTCATCACGCGCGGGCGCGCGCGTTATATAGCCGATGAGGACGACATTTCTATCCACGCTCTTACAGAGAGCGACAAGGGAAACACACTGGCCTTATCGGTTTATCTCTGGGTTATCCGTGCGGCCAAGCAGGTAGTCAACGGAACAGCCCAGTTCATCGGCCATCGCTGTAATGGCTTCAAGGCGTGGAAAGCTTCCGCCTGACTTCATAGTGGAAAGCGTGTTCTTGCTCAGTTTGCAAACAACGAGCAAGTCTTTGACCAGAACACCCTTTGCGTGAGCAGCTTCCTTGATGCGGTCAGCAATCTGAGAAGAAGTGAACATAAAGAGCACCTCCAATCTGTGCAAAGTGTAGAATCCCAGAATTTTGGGAATAATGCGTTGAAATCCCATAACTTTGGGATTATAATATATCCAACAAATGATTCAAACACTTGTTAGATAGAAAGGACAACATCATGAAGAACATCACTTTTACCTACGATAGCTGGATGGATGGTGAGCAGGGCGAAGCCTGCATGACCGTCATGGTCAATGACGAGCGGGCAGAAATGCTTGATGCAGCATTCAACGCCCCGGCAAAGCTCTCCAAGACCAAGGTTCTCATTCTCAAAGATCAGGCAGAGCGTCTGTGCAATGCCTGTGAGTGCATCCGCGGTCGGGTGTACGCCAGCGACAGCATCAAGATGGTTGAAGTCAAGGAGGTCTGAGTTATGAACATGAAGTCTTACATCGCAACTTATTTCCGCCACAACCCCCAGTTCAAGAGCGGCGGTTATGAGACCACCCGCAAGATTACGGCTGCGTCCATTGCGTCCGCTCGCAAGAGAGCGCGTGAGATCACCGAGCACTGCGTTTACGGCAGCATGGAGCTGCTGGATGTTCGAAAGGAGGTTTGAGCCATGACGAATGTTTACATCGACAGCCGCCGGGATGGGTACTCGCCCAGCCAGTGCCACGGCACCATGACGGTGGGGGAGCTGATTGACATCCTGAGCCAGTACGATGAAGACCAGCCCGTCTACATCCGCAACGACAACGGCTACACCTACGGGAGCGTCCAGCTGGACAGCGTTACCGAGGGAGAGGAGGATGAGGACGAATGAGACTTCTTATTGAGTACACCTCGCATGGCCGCGGTCCGGCGGCTCCGCAGACCTACACCACCACGCTGGACATTGTGGACGATGTGGCGGAGCGGCTGTTAAAGGCCAAGACGCCGTACACGTTCCGGGAGCGGAAGTACTGCACGCGGGAAGCTCTGATTCTTGCATTCCTGATTTACGACATCGAGAACCTGCAAGAGCGGAGCTTCGGGGACAACGACCAGATTTTGAGCATCCGGCGGGATGGCCGGAGCTGAGGGAGGGCCACACGATGAAGTTTGTAGCGCCCATGGCTATATGGGAAATCGTTGGCGGCGACCTGCCGCCCATCCGGGTTCGCGCCCGGTCGTTCGATGAAGCGCTTGCAAAGGCAAGGCTTCGCAATTCCGGCTATTGCGCCGGCTGGGTCGTTGAGGAGGACTAAGCGATGGACATCCTGATTAAGCATCAGACCAAGGACGGAGAGATTCATTTCAGCACGGTGGAGTCTTGGAAGCCCACCGAAGATGAAGCGATGATTGAAGCAATCCGGGATTTCAAGAAGACGCACACGGACGCCCGAATTCTTGAAGTCCGAGATGTCACTCTCGGCGCAGGCCGCAACTGGAAAGAATAACCCGCCTGATGATGGCCGCTGGTATCGGCCGAAACCATTTTCGTGGCATCACGAGGATGGTCGCGGGAACCAACACCGCAAACCAAGGAAAGGAAGATTCACATGAAGTATGAAATCTACCAGCTGAAAGAGGACACCATGGATCAGGCAAAGCTGCGGTTCATGGCGTCCGATCAGGCTGCACAGCTGGGAGGCATCCACCGGGAGAACTACCGTCTGGTGTACGAGGGTAATGTGGAAACCCGAAAGGACGCGCAGCAGACGCTTGATGGCTTGTTCCGCAAGTTTAACATCGACAGGCCCGCAGGCTTCGAGGGCCACAGCTTGAGCGTGTCGGACATCATTTACCTCGCCGATGGGGAATCCTCCGGCTGGTGGTTCTGTGATGCTTACGGTTGGAAGCTGCTGAGCGGGGAAGAATGGGGGGCAGACCTGATGCGCCACTACACAAAAGCGGAGTGGGACAAGATCCCGGAGGCCTACAAGGGCCGCTGGGAGCCGACGCCGTTCAACCTTGAGCGGGTGAAGAGTGGTGAGCTTCCGGCAGAGTACATCGGCAAACGGAACACCATCGTCAATGACGAGCATCGCGGCACGGTGCTTATCACCGAGGGCGCGCACTTCGTAATCGACGAATGAGCACAATCGCTCAAAGAGGCAATTTAAGCCGCTTTTTGCATCAAACAGCAAATTCCTTGCGGAAGAATCAAAAACGCAAAATAGAGCCATCTGAGCGGCTCTGAGAACTATTTCCGCTGACTCAGAATGAATTGAAGATAATCCGTAACCTTTTGGCGTTCATCATCTGTCAGATTCATCCGCTTCACGGTGGGGTCAACGGTGCGCCCCATGAGGAAGTCCATGGAGCAGTCAAGGTAATCGGCAATACGCGCCAGACTGTCGGCGGAGATCTTTTTACCAAGTCGAAGATTGGAAAGTGTTCCTTTGCTCAAGTCGAGTTCAGCGAACATATCTTTCAACTGGACATTGCGCGCCTTTGCCTGAATTTTGATATTTTCTGCAAGGGCAATAGAATCATACAAATTTTGGGTCGGCATTTTGTGTATCCTCACAAAATCTATCCACAGGCGTATTTCGTCTTGAAATACGCCTAAAGAAAGATTATAATACACTTGTACAAAACAAATGTCAGATTGAAAGGGTCAGCGCTTTCCATTCAGCGCGTTCCCCGAAGCCCCTCTGCAAAGGGGCTTCAACGTACCACGCAGTACAGAACCATGCAAGTTGATTCCTCCTCATGACAGGCATCGCTGCAAAGCGCATCGCCGATACTGCAAATCGGCGGTGCGCAGGTAAAGCGATTACTCCCCAAGAGCTTCTGCTTAACAGCTCAAAAACGGGGAACGCGTTGAATGGTGGGTACTGGCTCTTTTAGTCTATCAAAAATCTAACAAGTGTTCAATACATTTGTTAGATAAAACTTTGTCAGGAAGGAGAAAAAACATGAAGAAAGTTCCGCTGCCGGAGTGGTGCGTGTCGGTCAAAAAGGCAATGGTCGAGCGCGACGACATGACCGTTACCGAGCTGGCAAAAGAAATCGGGTATTCCCGCGCACACGTCAGTCAGGTCATCAACGGCACGATGGTGCCGTCCGCGAACATCAAGTCCGCGATTGAGTCCTGCCTGAACCTGCGGGCGTGATTTCTTACATCATAAGTTTACCAGAAAGGAGAGTTGTGCGAAATGGCGGTTGATTGCCAGAATATCTACAAAAACGCGCGGAAATCTGCCGGAATGACGCAGGAAAAAGCCGCACAGCTTTTGAATGTGTCAGTTGATTCTCTGCGGGATTATGAGCAGAGCCAGCGCCCGGTACCCAGCGACGTGGCAAGCGCCATGTGCGATGTGTACCAAGCCCCATATCTTGCAGTTCAGCATCTGCGCCTGTCTTCAGAGCTGGGCAAGCGGGTGGTTCCGGAGATTCAGCTGAAGGACCTGCCGGAAGCTGTTCTCAGCGTTCTGGCGGCGGTTCAGAGGTTTATCGTAAAGCGCGATGCGATGATAGAAATTGTCGCAGACGGAAAAATCGACGAGGACGAACAGGCCGAGTGGGACAACATCATTGACCGGATGAACGACCTGAACGTGGCCATGAACAATATGCGTTTCTCGAAAGGAGGGCGTCGGACGTGAAAGAATCGTACTTCATCGGCGCGAGCGAAGTAAAGGAAATCGTCGGGTGCAGCAAATCCAGAGCCTATCAGTTCATCCAGCAGATGAACAAAGAGCTGGAAGCCAAGGGGCTGCTTACGTTTCCGGGCAGAGTGCCCCGGCGGTATGTGTTCGAGCGGTTCGGCATTACGGAGGTTCAGGATGATGCGAAAGGCAATAATCCCGCTGGTGGCAACAGCGGCGGCGCAACTACTGGTAATCGGAAGCATCGCCGCAGCGTTCGCTTTCCAACCGGAAGCGGCGCAGCTCCCGACAGCGACGATTCCTGTGCGGGCTGACATTGAGCAGGGCGAGTGCATCCGACAAGACCCGGCCCCCTATGAGTCGATTACATACCATGTGCCGCTGGATGCGAATTTACAGCAGTATACAGCCGAGATGTGCGACTTGTACGAAGTTCCGCTGGAGCTGGCTTACGCCGTCATGCAGGTCGAGAGCGGCTATACGGTGAGCGCTACCAGCTCAACCGGGGATTATGGTCTGATGCAGATCAACAGCATCAATGCCGGATGGCTCAAAGATGAGCTGGGAGTCACGGATCTGTTGGATGCCTGCCAGAACATCAAGGCTGGGTGCTATATGCTCGGAAGCTATCTTGCCCTGTACGATGGAGACATCAACCGAACGATGATGGCGTACAACCTTGGGAAGAGCGGGGCAGAAAAGGCTTGGAATGCAGGAACCCGCAGCACGGCTTACACCGACAAGGTGTGGAGCGCTATGGTTGGTCTTTTGGAGGAAGAAAGGGATGTTTCGTAAGGTGATGCAAATGATTCAGAATTACGCAGAGAAGAAGCTGCTGGATGAAGTCTTTGCTACATACCTCGATGTGCAGGATGCCGCAGCTGAGATGGCGCAGGTGCTCCCGTGTCCACGGTGCGGGAAGCTGACCATGAAGATGCGCTTGCACAGCAACGCTCTTTCCCGTCAGGTTCCGGGCATCATGATTTGTGACCAGTGTGGAACCGAAGAAGCGCTGGATGCAATGGCGGGGAAGCCAAAGGATGCCCATGAATGGGCGCTGGTCAAAATCTACATGAAAGGGGCAAACCTCAAATGAAGCGCAGGGAAAAGAAACTGAGCGTGATGGATTGGGTCCTCGTGGGGCTGCTGGACACGCTGGCCGGTGTCGTAGCCGGAGGGCTGATGGCAATATGGCAGTTGCCGAGTGCCTACCGCTGGCGTGGCTACTGGGCAATCGGCGGTGAATGGCTGCTTGTCATCATTGCGATTATCATGGCGGTGCGGCTGACGCACGCATTCCAGATGTTCATGATTTTCGGAGGAAAGAAGCATGGTAAGATGCGCTCGGTGTCACAGGGTCATTACAGATCCGGCGGCAATCGAAGCGGGGTACGGCGCAAAGTGTTACGCCAAGGAGTTCGGCAAGAAGCTGAAATCGCCCGCAAGACTTCGCAAGGGAAAGACCGCTACACAGCCTAAGAGCACCGCTGAGCGCCAAATCATCGGCCAACTCACGGTATATGACATACTCGCCGCACACGAAAAAAGCACCGACCAGAACGGCCGGTGCGCTACAAATGGATAGAGACCCGCACATTCCGTTGGCGCTTGATGCAGGAACATCAAGCCGGAAAATACAGGTCTCCACCACACACAACCATATTGTAGCATATTCGGTTGGATTTTTCAACAGGTACGAAGCGGCGAGAAAGGACTATCCTTTCTGCCGTTTTTCTATGCAAAAATTAGGAGGTGCAACATGGAAAAAGAACTTACTGCCGCCGTAACCACGCAGGAGCCGATGTTAGCCGACAGTCTGATTGTTGTGCAGCAGCTTCCCGTCATCAAGGAACAGCTGCACAGCATCAAGGCTCAGGCACAGGCGTCCGTGACGGAAGCGCTGGCGCTGGTTTGCACGGAAGAGACGCTCAAGGTCGTCAAGGAGCAGCGGGCAAAGCTGAATCGTGACCGCAAGGATTTGGATGACCGCCGTGCAGTCGTTAAGAAGCAGATCATGAAGCCTTTTGAGGACTTCGACAAGGTTTACAAGGAATGCGTCACCGATGTCTATGGCCCTGCGGATGAAGCGCTGAAAGGCAAAATCACGGATGTGGAAGCCGGCTTGAAAGCTGACAAGGAGAAGAAAGTGGTCGCTTACTTCGACGAGCTGGTCAAGGCAAACGGGGTCGAGTGGGTTAGCTATGGAGACGTCGGCATTGCCGTTACCATGACGGCGAGCCTGAAATCTTTGAAGAGCAAGGTCAAGGATTACGTTGACCGTGTGGTAGCTGATGTGAACTGCATCAACGGCATGGAGAATGCCCCGGAGGTCATGGCCGAGTATAAGCAGTGCCGCAATCTGGCTGTTGCGATTAACAGTGTGAGCCAGCGCAAAGACCGTGTGGCCCGCGAGGAAGCTGAACGGAAACAGCGCCTTGAGGCCCAGCTTCGTGCGCAGGAAGCAGAGTCGGCGGTGCTGGATGCGGTGGAAGAAGAGCTGGCCGCGCCGCAGGTCATGGGCGCCGAGCCTCCGGTTATGGACGAGCAGGAGGCCGAAGAAACCCAGCAGGAGAGCAAGGAACAGGTCATGACGGCCCAATTTGCTTTCATGGGCCGCACGTTCCAGTGCTGCGGCACATTGACCCAGCTCCGGGAGCTGAAGTCTTTCATAAATGAAAAAATCAACGAGATCCAGAAGCATATGGATTCCGTCGGCATCGAGAATCAGGAGGTAAGCGATAATGGCTAAAGCTATGCAACCGCAGAAATTGTACTTCTCTCAAGCAATGCAGACCGAGAAATACAAGAAACTCATAAATAATACCCTAGGCGATCCGGTACGCGCGGCACGATTCGCTGCAAATATCACTTCTGCTGTGGCAGTTAATCCTACCTTGCAGGAGTGTGATGCAGGTACTATTTTGGCGGGTGCCCTTTTGGGTGAGAGCCTGCTCTTGCAGCCCTCCCCGCAGTTGGGTCAGTTCTACTTGGTGCCGTTCAAATCCAAAGCAAAACGTGACCGGCAGGGTAATGTGATTGAGCCGGCGTGTCTCAAGGCGCAATTCGTTTTGGGCTACAAGGGATACACCCAGCTGGCTCTGAGAACGGGCCAGTACAAGCGCCTGAATGTTCTGGAAGTCAAATCCGGGGAATTGGGCGGTTGGGATCCCTTTGAAGAGCGTTTCCATGAAATGCACTTCATCGAAGATTTTGAAAAGCGTGCGGCAATGCCGACTGTGGGCTATATTGCCCACTTCGAGTATATCAATGGCTTCGAGAAAACCCTGTACTGGACAGCAGACCAGATGATGGCTCATGCCGACAAGTACAGCCCGGCGTTCAGCGCAAAGGCGTACCAGAAGCTGCTGAATGGTGAAATCCCGCAGGAGGATATGTGGAAATATTCCAGCTTTTGGTACCGGGATTTTGACGGTATGGCAAAAAAGACTATGCTGCGCCAGCTAATTTCCAAATGGGGAATCATGACTGTTGAAATGACTACCGCTTATGAACGAGATGGTCGAGTGATGGTTCCCAACAGTGCGGATGACGGACTTCTGCCGGAGACGCCGGATTTCGCAGATGCCGGACAGAATGGACTCAGCGAGCAGGATCCGCCCAAAATCGAGCGGACGGCCAAGACTATGAACCTGCCGGAGCCGGAAGCGGATGCCGTAGAAGAAGCCGTTGACCTGGCTGCACTCTGATGGTCAGGTACAACATCATCAGCACCGGAAGTGATGGCAACGCCACGATTTTGGAAGATTTTGTGCTGATAGACTGCGGCGTGCCGTATAAGGCGCTGGAACCGTATGTGCCGAAGCTGAAACTTGTGCTTCTGACACACATCCACTCAGATCACTTCCAGAAGCGCACCATCAAGCGGCTTGCCAGCCAGCGGCCGACACTCCGCTTCGGGTGCTGCCGCTGGCTGGTGCCGCCGCTCATAGCCGCAGGGGTGCCGGAACGTCAGATTGATGTGCTGACACCGCGAACGATGTACGGCTACGGTTTGTGCAATGTAATTCCGGTGATGCTGACGCACAACGTGCCCAACTGTGGGTACAAGGTACATTTTCCGTCCGGAAAGGTGATTTATGCCACTGACACCAACAACCTGAACGGCATTCAGGCGATAGGCTATGACCTTTACCTCATAGAAGCGAACTACCGGGACGAGGATATACAGGCCAAAATCCAAGAGAAAAAGGCCGCCGGGCAGTATGCCTATGAACTGCAGGTGCTCAAAAACCACCTGTCAGAAGCGAAATGCAATGACTTTTTGGCGCGGAATATGAAAGCGAACAGTGTTTATATTCCGATGCACGTCCATGTGGACAAGGAGAACACGCATGATTGTAACAGCGAAGATTGAGAAGCTGGAGAACGGAAAACTCGTCTTGAAGCCTGACGTGGATATCAGCCGGTTTCTGGCGCAGAAGCGCCCCCGGCGGGTAGAAGTCCGTCTGGATGATGGACGAACTATTTCCGCAGACCAGCGCCGCAAAATTTTCGCTATTATCCGGGATATCTCTTTGTGGTCAGGGCAGGAGCCGGAAGAACTTCGGCTCTATCTGGAATGGGATTTCTGCTCCCGCTGCCTGCGGGAGTGGTTCTCCCTCTCGGATTGCGATATGACCACGGCCCGGGAGTTTATTACATACCTGATTCAGTTCTGTTTCCACTGGGGCGTGCCCACAAAGGACAGCCTGCTCACCCAGACGGACGATATTGGCAAGTACCTGTATCTCTGCCTTGAAAATCGCCGGTGTGCAATCTGCAACCGGCCAGCAGAGGTGCACCACGTTGACCGTGTGGGCATGGGCCGGGACAGAGAAGCAATCGTCCATGTCGGCCTGAACGCGATTGCCCTTTGTCGGCAGCACCACGAGGAAGCGCACCGCAGAGAAAAGGCCATGTTTGCCGATTACCATATCTACGGCATTAAGCTGGATCGGCATCTGTGCAAGGTTCTGAACTTACGAAGTGGGG